AACAGGGTTCGGAAAAATAAAAAAGCCCGCCCCTAAGCCGGATAAAGCGGAGGCGGGGCAGATCCGTGATGGTGCTTCATGGCGTCCAGCTCGGCTGTCCGCTCCGGCCCGCGTGCCAGCATGCCCAGCTCCCGCAGGTGGCGCAGGGCTTGGCTGCAGGTGTCAACCAGATCGTCATGCTTTGCCTTCGGGAAGGTCGAAACCTGCCGGATCATCATCTCGGCATAGGCTTTGTCGGGCGCGTAAACCATGCCCTCGGCGAACAAATGGCTGACGGAGTGCAGGCGTGCGACCTTGTCCAGCCGTTTGGGATTGGACAGTTGGACGGCGAACAGCTCGTGGTTGTACAGGCGCCGCAGCTCCTGATCGACCGACATGCCGGACGCCTTGGCCTCGATCAGCACCTTGTCAACCTTCCAGTGCTTGGCCGTCTCGGCAATCTTGATCACCAGTTTGTGAATCGGCAGCTTCTCCTGCCATGCGTCGATCAGCATGACCTTTGGCGCCAGCTCGCCATAGGTGCGCTCGACCTGCATGACGCGGCCATCGGCGCCGATAATTTTCTGGGCCTGAGCAGTCGGATCATGTGCGAAGACGCCCCACACCGACATAGCGCTGAAATCGTTCTCTTCCTTCTCAGTGTAGGCGGTGTCGACCGACGCCAAGATGTATTCGAAGGGCGGATAAGCATTGTCGGGCGATTCCCACAACTGCCACCAATCGCGCTCGATGATGCCGCCACCGCGCGGCGCAGGCTCTTGCTGGTACTGACCGGCGAAGCCGAACTCGCCCATGACGGCACGGTCACGCTTGACGACCTCGATCGGGAAACGCTTCGGGAACAGCAGCTCGTTCGGCTCGGTTCGAGGATCGACGGCACCGAGCAGGGTGGGCGTGGCGCGGATCGGATCGAACAGCATCGGCAGCATGATGTGGTCGTAGCCCAACTGCTTATCGAGGATGACGCCGCTGATGTCGTCCTCATGCAGGCGCTGCATGATCACGATGATGGCGGACTTTTTGGGGTTGTTAAGGCGCGACGGGATGGCCTCAAGGAAGGTCTGCACCTCGGCCTGCCGCTGCACTTCGGAGGCAGCCGAATCGACGCTGTGCGGATCGTCGATGATCACCCGATCACCACGAATACCGGTCAGCGACGTGATTGCGGTGGCAATGCGGAAGCCTTGCGCCCCATTGACGAAGTTCAGTTTTTCGTTCTGATCCCGCGCCAATTGCACCCGATCGCCCCAATGGCTCTGATACCATTCCGACGTGATCAATTGGCGCATGCGGCGCGAATCGCGTGCCGATAGGTTTTCGATTTTGTGCGCTGCACAAACATACCGAAGGTGGGGCATGGCACGCGGCCCCCATTCCCAAGCAGGCCAGAAGACGTTCAACAGGAGCGATTTAGACGTGCCAGGAGGCACGTTCACCAGCAACCGGTTATACCAGCGCCCATCCTCCATTCGCATGCCATCTGTGATTGCCTCTAGGTGCTCACAGATGAAGTCAACGTGCCAGTTGTGGTCGTATTTCTGACCAGGCTCGACGACGTGCCAAGCCTTCCTAATGAAGGCGGACAGCGACCGCTCACAGAGCGTGCGCTCGACCGCATGCGGAAGGAGGGCGATCTTATTCATCGTCATCGTCTTCCGCCGGTGGATTCAGCGCCATGTCAAGCAGATCCAGTTCCTCGTCGGACATATGCGACAGATCGATGTGCTCGACCTTCACCGGCCCGCCATCCTTGCCGGTCAGCTCGGTGCGGTTCTTCTGCTGATACCGAGGGGCGATCTTTTCGGCTTCCCACTGCTCGAACGACACTTGGATCTTGAGCAATTGCGGATCAACCCCATCAGCTTGCGCGGTGGCGATCTTGTCGCGGATCTTTTTGATCCGAAACTCGGTCAAAGCTTCGCGTGCGCGCGCGCATTGTGCGTCGAAATCAGGGTTTTCGTGCATCCAACGATAAACGGTTCTGCGATTGAGTTTCAACGCTTCGCATGCATCGACGAGGTCAGAACCTGCGATCATAAGGTCACAGATCTGATCAGCGATTTCCTGCGTAAATTTTGAAGGGCGACCGACTTTTGACATATTGAGAACCATAAAACCTAATGAATTTCAGCATTTATAGCACAAAATGCGTGATCAGCAAACCCATGATCAAATCGGTCGAAATATAAGCAAAAATACTTAGTCTGCATTTTTTTTGAAATTATTTCGTTTTGGGGGTTTACAAACGAAATTACTTCGCTTATATTCAGATCATCAACAGGGCGACGCCCTAACAACAGGAGCCGATCATGACAAAACGCATCACACTCGCAACCGTTAAGTCCTTCATCAAAAAGAACGAAGGCAAGCTTTTTGTTAATCCAAAATCACGTTTTGACGGCATGGTTGACATGGTCACACCCAACGAAGGCAGCAAGTTTAACCCAGCAGAGCCTTCATACACCCCCCATAAAAACAATTTTAACATGCGCGGTGTTTGGTTCGTTTTCGATGGTGGTGACAGCTACACTGCTTATGATGATGGGGAATATCAGGGCTTTGATGTTTATAACTGCTGCGGCAATTTCATCATCGCTGTTGAAAAACAAGCTTAATCAATCGGGGGGCTTCGGCCCCCAACCAACCTAACAGGAGGTTTTTATGGGTAAGGCAAAAAAGAACGACATCATCGCTGTTGAGCACAGCCACAGCATGACCGAACTGAACGGCAAAACCAAAATTTATGAAACCCTGTTTTTAGCATGTGTAGTTCGTGCCGACCGTCAGGGCATCGTGCAAGAGTTTAAAAAGATTGGCGGCACCAAGTGCAAGGCAGAACGCCCATACCGCGTCATGACCATCGACAACGCCGACAAACAGGCATTGGCAAAGGCATTGGCTGTCAAGATTGAGGCAGAGCCAAACAAAAATTATTACACAACCCCCAAATTGCTGATTGATGCCATCAATTCAGGCGTCGCGTAAAAGGAGATTAACCATGTCGAAACAGGTTGGAACCAGCCCTATGACCATAAAGCAGTGCATCCGTAAGGCAGCCTTTGTGAAGGGTTTTAAGGATGCTAAGGCAGGCAAGCCTTTTGATTATGACTTTGAGGAAGGCAACATTAGCAATCAGTGGGCATATGAGCGTGGCAGACAGTTTGCCATACTGTTTGCAGGTCAATTAAAGCGCGGCAACAAAATCAGCCTATCGGCAGAGTATGGTCTCGGCATGGCTATTACCGCCCGCGCAATCATATAAAAAAAATTGAAATAATTTCGTTTTTGCTGTTGACGGGTGAAATTACTTCGCTTATGGTAATTTCATCAACAATGGGCAACGCCCACACCGCAGGAGATTAACATGCTTGATTTTATTATGATCGAAAACGACGGCATGGACCGCAATCACAGCTCTCTTTACGACCGCGGGTCTGCTGATAGCTATTACGGGCGCAAGATTGAGCCTCATTATTACATCGGCACAACCCGCATAACCGACCTGACCGATGAGCAAATTGCTGAATACTGCTTAGGCTATTCCGAAAACACTGGCTTTAAAGATTGGGGCTGATCATGAAAAATTTGCTTTGGGATATATTCGAACTATTCGGGCTGGCCACTTTCGTGGCCGCCCTCACAATATGGCTAGACTTCCTTGGTCAGTAAAAATACTTATTGCGAAAATACTTCTTGCAATAAGAAATTACTTCGCTATTCTCACCTTATCGGGATGTTCCGATTTTACCTTATGGAGATTTTATCATGACCGCATCCAACCTCCCCCTCGCCGACCGTTATGCAGCAGCCAAGGCAGCATTTGACGCAGCAGAAAAGGCGCTCAATGCCCTGAAGGCAGAAGTCAAGGCGACCGGCGCTTCGCACATCGAAGGCGTCTCATGCGACTTGTCTGTTAATTTGTCACAACGATCATCGGTCAGCGAAGACCTGCTGTTTGCCAAATACGGCATCACCCTGACCGAGCTGGACACATGCAAGGTCGAAGGCAAGCCTTTCGAGGTCATTAAGGTTAAGGCAAAGCAACCGACAGCCTAATTGGAGAGGGGGCTTCGGCCCCCAGCCACCGCAGGGGAACACCATGACCAGATTGATCAACACCTACCGCAAGCTTCCATCCATGAAAAACCGCAGCCGTTTGCAGACATACATAGAAAGGCACCCCATGGCGATTTGCGTTGCCACCGCAGAAGAAATTTCGTTTTTACTTGCAAACCACTTTTTGATTTGAGAGAAACAGACAATGGATACCCATAATCTTTTAGAAGCGAAATACGAAGCACACCGCTTGGCTGATGAAGCCATCGTGGCGCATTATTCAAGCACCAGTGAACTCGGCAGGCAGTGGCACATCCGCGAAGTCCACCGGCATTTTCTGAAAATCGCCGACGCTTTGGGGTATGACGTTCAGCTTCGCAGTGCCGAAAATACAGATGACGAGGCAGCATAATGTCACCGCAGGATCTGGCCGACTTCATGTCTGTCCAAAATTTTACCCAAAAAGACATGGCCTATATGACAGGCAAAAGCCAACGCATGGTGCAATTTTGGCTGATTGGCAAACACCCCATACCGCAGACCGTGTTTATGCTGTGCGCGGCATTGAGTGACGAACTGGTCGATGTTGACTGGGTTGTCGAAACGGTTGCCGAGTTTCGGGGCGAAGACTGAACGGGCGGGGGAAACCCCGCCCTTTTCTTTTACAAGCCAATTGATGCAGGCAGCGGATCATCCAAACTAAACTGCCCAGCACTGATCTCGTTCAAAGGGTCTGCTATGTTTATCCGTGATCCGGTGACCTTTGCGCCGTGAAACGTCTCCTTCACAGCCATCACGGTCGGCAGGGCGTGGATGAGGCGTCCGATCTCCTCCAAAGTGTAAACCTGCACAAGCCTCCCTTCCGCCATGACGTGCCGCAGGTCGCCATTTTCGCGCACGAGGGCAGCCACTGACCCGTCAGGCAAAGGAACCTCCCACACCGAGGGGGACACCTTGTCAGCGCCCGCCTCTGTCGCTTTACGGTCGAGAGCACGCCATGCAGCAATCATGCGCTTTGCCTGCTGCCGCAGCTCTTCCAAATCGCCATGCCAAATCGCCTGATTAAATAGGAATCGTTGCCTATCGAACTTTTCCCTTAATTCAACACCGACAAGCAGTCTGAGCCGATCGACACCCCACCGCTTTTCCATCTCACTCGCCGTCAGATCAACCTCATCGATTTCTGCCTGTCCTCCGATATACATTGCGGGCGTCATCGCCCATGGCATGTGCGCCGATTTTACCGCCAAAGGGTTCAACGCCGTATTTTTTGACCCTGATTTCTTCACCATAAAATTACCTCCTGATTAGTGTCCCAGACATTCGGGGGACAGGGGACACTTATATAGTGTTGTGTCCCTGTCTGTCCCCCTGATGGTTTTTTGTCTTAAAAACTGTCCCCTGACTGTCCCTCCACTGTCCCCGACTGTCCCCCAACAAGTTAATCCGTTGAAAACCAACAATAATTTGCCCAACTACAAACTGTCCCCGTGGACACTAGCCTGTCAATTGCACGCGAAAACGTCTTTTTCTTGGTTTCCTGCTCATTTGGCGACGCTGAATAGTAAAATTGCCTCCAAACACCCACATTGACGACCCTCGTGCCGGTCGGGATTTGGGGCAGCCCGACCATCTCACCGGCATCATTGATGGCCGCTTTCAGCGCCGCCAAGACCGCCTTATCGTTCTGGTTCAAGGCACGCTGAGGGCGCTTTTTGGCTGGTGCATTAGCCTCATCGACAGGCACCAAAGCGAGGCTGTTGTTGTCTGGATCGATGGCAGACAGGCTAACGCTTTCCATGTGGAATAGGAATTTTAACCCGTCTTCGCCGTCCTTTTGCTTTGTGATCGTGAGCTGACCGACGCGATGCACCGAGTCGTCTTCGCTGAGTTTCATCAATTCCAATTCGCTATCCACGGCCCCCAGAAGGCTGCTGTGGCCGCGTTGTCCGCGTGCCTCGTCCTTACCACTGTGGTGAACAAGAAGGACGGCAGAATCGGTCGCCTGTTGCAGCAGGCCCACCATGGCAATGAAGGCACCCATGTCCTCCGAGCTGTTTTCATTGCCGCCTGCAAACGCACGCGCCAAGGTGTCGATGATGATCAGGACGGGTTTAATCTGGTTGGTTTTGATTTCCTTAATTAGGCCCGCGACGTCATCCACCTTTGACCGCATGTTGAGCTGACCCTTCAGGAAAAAGAGGCGCTCGACCTCCGGCAGGTTGTGCCGCTTGCGATTGGCGTCCATACGCCGTTTGAGGCCAGCTCCGCCTTCTCCTGCGATATAAACGACGTCTCCCTGCACTGTCTCCTTGCCGAAAACCGGCAGGCCAAGGCTGATGTTTGTGCCTGCATATGTCGCAACGAATGATTTGTAGGTGCCAGGCTTACCATACAATGAACCCAAGGCCTTCACAGGCAGGATGTCCTTGATCAGCCACTGTACCGGCTCGTCTTTAAGCTGATTGGCCGGTATCAGCTTGTATTTGTTGGGCTGCTCCGCCTTTGGCGTGGCTGCGAACTCATCGTCAATTGAAGATCTTGAAACTTCACCTAAAATTTCGCCCGTTTCGGGATCAAACCTGATCCCGTCCAATTCTAAAGGGCCGGATGGCGCCTTCTTTTTGGGCGGTTCCTGATGCGCGTGCTCTTTGACCTTTGTCGTCCACTGCTTATAGGCATTCTGCCACTTGTGCCGAAACATCGTGATGCCTCGGCCTTCCTGTTCCAACAGATCGGCATTTGTCTTTGTGCCGTCATTAAGTATGCGGCTCTTGACCTGCCGCTCGTATATAAAAAAGGCCTCATCGCAATATTTAACCATAAGGTAGTCTTCGATGAATGGCGCCTCGCGGTATAGATCGACCACGCGGCCCCACACGAAACGGGTCATGTAATCTTCGCGCCCGTCTTGGATCTGGCCGAATGCTGTTAGACTTTGGTCTGGTGTCGATGTTTTGACACCATTGACAGATCCGCCCCCACCATATTGCGCGACAAGGCCGTCGATTTCATCACAGAGCCATTTAGGCATGACCGCGATTTCGATTTCCCACGGCTCTTGCCCCTCAAGCCATTCATACCTGTCACCACTTTCGTGCATGGATGGCGGACACATGATAAAGCCGCCCTGCCCGCGTATGTCCACGCCAATGCTGGTTTTGCATGTGGGTGCCGTCCACCCTTCGGGAACCTTGAACAAGTGCTGAAAGCCGCCTCCGCCTGTCTTTTGGCAGACGGTCGTGATTTCCTGCGCCACTTGCTGCTTGTCGCGCATGACGTACCACCACAAAGCAGCTTGCGGGTTTTTTTGAACATCCAGATCCACAACCACCAGATTTGAACATCTGCCGGTGATGATGCCCATGTTGTCACGATTGGCGTGAATGCCATTCGGGCCATACCAACGCTGGAAAGTCAGATCTGGTGCAAGTTCATGCTCAAGGTCGCGCCATTCAGGCAGCGCTGGCCGTTTCCATGACTTGTCTTCCTTTGGCGTCTTGGCTGGCACCACCTGCAAGCCAAGGTCACGATACATTTGGGCGAAGTCAGCCGCGCCCGCAAAGGACGCATCGAATGAGGGGAGTGACATTTGCATCTCTAATAAAATCAGGTTGTTTCATGTAAAAATCGTGCGAGAAGCGCCGCCTCGGCCCGACCGTGATCTTTTTTGCGGGCAAAGTGTTGGTTAAGGGGCCAAAGGCTGATGGCTCTGGCTCGGCCTTCATCCTTATCGGCACCGAGGCGATAGTGCTTTTTCCAGCGTTGTGGCGTGACAAAATGCAAAGGAACCCAGCAGGCACCCACAACACCGATGGCAATGCCGTATGACTGGCCGAATTTAAAAGTGCTGCTGACGCCTTGGCCTGGCATTGCATGCACCGCCTCGATCATACCCATCTTTGGGCCATAGGCACGGATGATGCGTGCCATCTCGGCACCGTTTACAATGTTATTCGCCACCGGCATGTCATACACCGCGACGCGGTCTTGATCGGGGAAAAAGAAGGCAATTGCGCCCGAAATGCCTGGGTCAATGCCCATCACGCACCAAGGGCCATCGTCATACAATTCGGTCATTTTACGCCCCTCTTCTCGTCGTGCTGTATAAAATTGATGATAGACAATGTCCCGCCGGATGCCAAGATCAGCGGATAGCGCCACTTGTGAGGCACGGAATCGCGGTGCCTCCATTTTTTGTAGTTATTGTATGGCACGCCGATTTTCTCGGCTATTGCCTCGATTTGATTCCAATCAAGCATGTTTTTCATCTTTCAAGGCAAAGTCAATGAGCTTTGGTTCATTGATTTGATGGCAAGCCACGCAAAGATAAGCAATTTCATCTTTGTGTTTTTCTTTTTTGCTCAAACCGGGCAATTCATTAAAGTAAGTATCGCCAATACCAGCAACGACTTCCAGCAATCTATCGTTTTCGCAATACGGGCAGACAAATTTGATGTGTATTTTTGACATTTAACCCACCACCACATAGTTTTTGACTTCGCAGCCAAGAGCACGAAAATCTGCCTCACTCCAACGGAACCATGGCGCATCTTTTTCATACTGCACATAATATTCGTTTGTGTCCCATATCTTTTTGACCGCGTAAATGTGCTTGCATGGCGCCAAGGCCAGCATTGTTGCCAATATGATGCCCGTCATGCGTCATCCCCGTGCTTGCCCATGCCATAGCGAATAAACCCAATAAGGGGCATGATGAGGGGCATTGCGACGACAAAGCCACCCAACACCGCCAACCAGTTTAAACAGTACTCCTGCCACCATTCATTCATGATACGACCTTTGTTAAATCATCGACCAATGCGCCGTAGGTAATTTTTTCTGGGTTAGTTATGTAATATGAAACATCCTTCGGCGCTGATGCGTCATGCAAATGCGTCCAAGGGTCATTTACAGATGGCCGATCATGCAACAGATTTTCCAACATCCGTTCAGCCATGACCTTCTGCGTTTCCTCAATTGACGCAATCAATGCCTGCCATGCTGGGCTTTGTTGATACTGCTGTGCGATCAATCGAGGTATGAATGCTTTACGGGTAACTTCAGCATAATGAAACATGCCACTGCCGCCATTCGTAACAATGATGGGGCCAGTGATGACCTCTTTGACAGGCATAATGATTTCTGACTTCACAATTGCAGGCGCTGCAATCAAGCCAAAGATGCCCTTTAAAAATGACCTGCGATCCATCACTTCATCCTCGTCCATTTTCTAGCTTCAAGTGCTGCAATGTCATATCCAACGGCGTTCAAAAATTCTTGCATCTTTGACAGCACAAGACCCAGCGTGTTGTTTTCTGCATCTTTATCATGAAATTCCATCTGAACCTTTTTGATGACTAACCCATCTTGCTTAACCCAATATTCAAACACAAAATTTTCTTCCATCACTTCACCTTTACACAAACATGCCTAGTTACTTTTGTTGTATTGATCGTAAGCATTTCTGCTTCCTTACCGGCAATTTCACACACTTCCTGATTTTGCATCGGTATGGTTGCCAAAGCCACTGAATCGCCTTTTGCAAAAGGGCCAGCGTAAATATAAAGAACCAAAATCCATTCCATCACTTTCTATCCTTCAACCATTCGTTGTATCCATCATCATTGATTGTGAAATGAATATTCATATCAGCCAATTCCAATATTTTTTGATAAGCGTGTTCATACATTTTATTGCAGATCAACATCCTTACAGGATTGATCAATTTATAAAATTCATCTCTGTCCATCACTTTTTCTCCCTTAATGCGTTGTATTGATCCAAAACAGCCTTTGGTATTTTAGGCATAAGTGCGTTATTCCAAAATTGTTGCCTTGAATAATAAGTTTGCAGGTCAATGCCCTCCTTACGCGCCTCGCGGCGGTCAAGCACCATTTCCCTTTTTCTTTTAAACAATTTGGCGCGTGCTTCTTTTTCACGTTCTGCTGTTATGCCTAGTCGATCTTCAATCTCTTTGATGCGTTTTCTAAGTTCATCCAATCCACTTTCGGTATAAAATTCACTGTAACTGCCACCCGATGCTGCAAAATGATCCATCACTCTTTCTCCCCTAGTGCATTGTACGCAATCCATCCCAACGTACTCATATCTTTTTCGCCAAACTTATTTACACCTGCGTCACGCTTAACAATTTCCTTTAACGCTTCCCGCAGCCGTTCAATTTCGTCAGCGGCTTCACCCATAACATCTAATGTGGCATCATAAAGAGTTGGCAACACCCAACTTCGCAACCGTTTAACAATGTCCATCATCTTTCTCCTCCGGCCCAAGCCGTTCCATAATTGCTTGAGCCATAGTTAAACGGCCAGATTGCCTGCCGAGAAAATAAGCTTCAGTGATTGCCTTTTCCGTCAAGCCATGTTCTTCAATGAAATAATCTGGAACATTGTCTTCCGCCTTTTTCAGTTTCGGGCTTATAAACCACGCTTTGACGCATATTTGCCGTAAGTCGCGCTTCAGCCATTTGATCTGCATCCGCGCCTTTTCAAGATCCGTTGCACCGACCATCACCAATCCTCTTTAATATATTGCCATATCATCATTGAAAGATGTACCATTGCAAGCGTTGTACAAACAAACGCAGCAGTCAGCCAAATAAAGAAAAGAACACCAAGAAATTCAACCATCACTCTTTCTCCTGTAGCGCTTTTGTTTTGGCGCGGTAATAGTTGTAATACGCGCACATTATTTTCCCGTGCTCGTATGTTCTGTATTTTTTCAATCCTTTGGCAATGTGCTTGCCAAAGATGGTGTGCTGAATGGGCATAGACCAAACAAACCACCAGCCATCAGGACGCTGTTCAATTGGGTACATCACATTTTGCCCCTTCGCCTTCTGCTAATCTTTTCGTCGATAAACACCTGCTCCATCATGTACCAACACGCACCGAGCCAGACGGAAAAAAATAAAACCACCAGCGTAAAATCTAAAAGCATCACTCTTTCTCCCCTAGTGCCGTTTCGCCAATTCCTTGAAGATTAGCCGATAAAAGTGCCATATTGCTTATTACTTCCCGCAGCCGTTCAATTTCGTCAGCGGCTTCATACGCTGTTGTATCTTCAATTAACCCGCGCATCTCATCAAGCACTTGCCATTTTTGTTTCCGCAACCGTTCAACAATGTCAGTCATATGTTGTCCTCCAATGCTGTTTCCAATGACGTATCTGTAATAAGATTGATTTTTTTACCGCCTCGTACGTTTCATTGTCTTCATAAAGACCGCAATTCCAACCAAATTTCATTCCATTTAAATATTGCATATCTGCATTTGCATCTTTCTTATCTAGTTCTCTTTCCAGCTTC